TCGATACGTGCAACCTGATTAGTGTCAGTAGCATGAACGTAAGTAGACCCTCCTCGGTATTGAGCAGGGCCTTGAGTTAAAGAAAAGAAATTTTCACACCGTCTTAAGGCGTTCTTATAAAGTTCAGAATCGAAGCGACCAAAGATCTCTTCAGAAACTTCTCCTCCTGAAAAATTAGATAAGTGTTGTTCAAACATAGTAGGTCCTTAATCGTCGTAGACGAAATCAAATTCGTAATCCCCAGCCACACTTCTCGCTGAAGACCCACCAAAACCGGCATTTACGATCTTGCTACTCTCATATCTTTTAGGTGGCCGTACCTGTCCGTCAGCGGCTCTCGCTAAACGTCGGGTTTCATTACGGTCCTCTTTTATATCTTTCATGATCGATGGACGCGCAGTAATCTTCTTACCTAAGACAAGAGCAAATTCTTCAGCAAAGAGTTTTATAAAAAGAGCGGGATACAAAGATACATCAGTTTCATCTTTCGTATACCAAACATCAAGAGTGGCTTCACCCTCATTACCATACAAAAGACTACGACCTTGTAGCTCAAACTTTCTTCGACCGAGAGGAATTTTAGGATCAGCAATAGCTCGTAACTTCAAATAGTTATTAGGAAGAGTATAATAGTCTGCATAATCAGATACAGTAGGTGTACCTCCCCTAGCGATAGCAGCACTCAATAACGCAAAATTCCAGTTGTAAGCCTCTAATAACGCTTGCCGCATTAGATCATACCAACGAGCACAAAGCTCTTCTGTCTTAGTAACTGGAGCTGTTATGATTGTGATAGCCGATTCTTTTAATAAGTCTAGAGATAAATTACATAAAGCAACGGCACTAGCTGGTCGAGCCATAACCCCTCCCTAAATAAAAAGAGCACACGCAAGCGATAAACTCACGTGCGCTCTTAGATTAATCAAAAAACGCTTCTTACTGCTGGTCGATCGTATACAGATGAACAGTGATCGTAGCCGCAGCTGTGATCTCAGACTTATAAGACATTACGATATCATAAGCATCACCTGGAATTTTGCCGATAGCATCATCAGTAGCCACATCGTCAGCAATTTCTAAGAAAGACGAAATGCCTCTTTCTTCGATAGCAAGAGCTGAAAGGCCATCTGTTTCGGAACCCCAAGCAATACCAGCATTAATATCGGTGCCGTCCATTAAAGCATCATCATCAACAACTGCACCACCAACGCCAACACGATAAAGACCTAAATCGATATCCGAAGCGCCCGCAATAGCATCATTAACGATATCACACCGAACTGGAATCTCATGTGCGCCGACAGTAAACAAACGTCGGTAATCGTTAATGTCGTCTGCAACTAACGTTTCAAACGTAATGGTTCTTAACCTTAAATTTACACCGCTAGACTCGTGGGCCCTAGCCGGTGTACCGTTTTGTCTTGCGGTATCTACATATTTATCTTCCGCCATAATTGACTCCTTTAATTAAAGATCATTAAAATTTAAAAGCAATAAAACTGAAATAACTTAGTCAGTTGTCGTTACTTTTTGAACAAGAACACCTTCTGTACGAACAGCACCAAGAGTCCAATTCACCTGAACTTGTTTTGTCTGTACCAAATCAGAACGATCCTGAACCTTAATCTCGAACTGTTTTGGCATGGCGTAACAAAGACCGCGGGAACTCATAGCGATACAATCTCGAACCCCACCGCTTACACTCATAACCGGGCTCGTTGAATTAGCCGCAAACTTAATCAACTTCAAGCCTGCTGCCTCCTGAATAGCGCCTTTTTCAACGTTCATCTGCCTGTTGTAATCCCCAGATGTCAATTCAATTTCTTTCATCAAGGCAGTATGTTCGTCACCGGTGATACAGAAGATAAAATTCTCAAGCATATCGTTACCAACATCGGCATCGATAAAATTCTCGATGATCTCTAATAACTTTTCATACGTCAAACCTGCTGTGGCCGTAACTGTCTGTCCACCATCAGATGCGAACGTGACATCCGTGTCCATATCCTCGCCGGTAGAAACAGTGGCCAACGCAGCCTCAACACCGATACGATCATATACACGGGCCATAGCCATAGAACACGCCTGAGCATATTCAGCTTCCTGGCTTACAAGAACTTTTGATGCGTCGTCTTCATCAATAGGGATGGTAAGAGAAAATCTCCTACGCCCGATCTTTCGACGAACGATTTTTAAATCTGAAAAGGTAACACGATTAAAACGACCTGTCAGCTCTTGAGCTTCAATAGAACCAACGCCATCATAGGCATAAGATTTTCCAAGAAGTTGTTTAACCTGGAACAACGGAGCAAAACGAGCTCTCATTTGTTGTGCGGCTAAATGAACAGCAGCTGAAAACTGGATCACTTGAGCGGTTTCTATTTGTGCAGCCATAACGCCTCCTAAGGTAACAGACTTTAAAATTTTAAAGTACGCTCCCCGAACCTTTCGGACGTGTTGCCATTGGTAGGCTTGACCACGGACACCTTTGGATGCTACCCGCTCTACTTCTATTTAACCACAAAACTATACCAAAAGTCAATTTATTTTTAATTATTTTTTCGCAGCAGCTATTTTACCAAACAGCTCAGTAACTCTCTGACGAGCTTCGTCATGACCAGCAACACGAAAATCACTATACGCAGCACTTCGCATAAGTTTTTCTGCTTCTGCTTGCCAACCTACAGCATCCCCACTGGATCCTTCAAAATCACCAGGTGGTGAATCTTCCGCGATATGCTTCTTGTATACTCCATCAAGAACAGCGGTTAAAACAAAAAGAGTATCGTTTGGAATATCCTTCAAAACCTCAACAACTTTATCTTTCAAACCAGCATCCACAGAATCCGTCATAAGCTTTTTTGTTCTGTCAATGACTGTTTGTTTTTGATCTGTGTAAGTCTTATTAAGCAACTCTTCAAACTCATCTTCCCGAACTTTAGCCTGTTCAGCAGTGGTTGTATCCTGGCCTGCCTGAGCTTTACCCGCCAAAGACTCAAAACCTTCCATAATCTTAGACGCTTGTCTCTTGTTTAGATCAGCATTAAACAGGATATCCTTAACAGATTTAAGGTACTCTTCACTCCGGCCTTTAGCTTTTGAGAACTCTGTTTCGGGAAACTCATACTCCTCTGCCGTTTCAGGACGTAAACTGGTCAAAAACTTACCCCAATCCTCTTCAGAAGATTCTGGAGTAGGGATCCCCTCAGGTCGCTTCCCTAAAAGAGTCTGCAAATTATCATGCTCTTTTACAACATCAACAAAGGATTTGTCTTTAAAATAGGGTTTCTCCCGATATTCAGGCGGTAAAGCCTCGGCCATATTTAACTCCGGGGGTTTGTATTCCGGTGCCTCAAGCTTGTTATCTACTTTTACGATTGGGTTTCCGTCTTGGTCTAACTCTGGATCTTCTGGCATATCGCCTCCTTATTGTTCTATTCTTTTTCTTAGGTATGGTTTAATATATCGTCTTATATCCAAATAGAGCCGACGTAATATCTCATGGGATATAGATCCTAATTGATTAATTTCGTATGTGATAGGGTTTCCAACGATGGTGCTACGCTCATAAAAACAACGATGCTTTAGCCATTTTAAGACTACTACGCCTGCTTTCGTATCTGCTATCTCATTTAACGCCTCCGTAATTTCCTTATTTAGCTCTACTTTTCTTTCTTTCTTATCCTTTAGGTCTTCCACTGATCGCTCCTTGACGCATACTCTGAGCCTGGGCTACCTTCATTCCAACATCTGCACCAACTTGTGCCTGTTCAATCTGCATCTGTTGTTTTTGCATTTCTGCCCTGGCTGCTCGTAACGTCTTTATGGTTTTAGTATCACGTAATATTTCTTCATCTACACCGGAAAGCTCATTCAGCTTCTTCACCAACTTATCAGGATCATAGTTATCTGCCATTTCAGGAAAGGAAGGAGCCGCACCAATAGTAATATCCAAAGCCTGAACAACTCCCTGTAGCTCTTCAGTCCGCATGATGCGGCTTGCAGGTGAGATATATTTTATGTTGTATACCTTCTGACCACGAGACATCGCTTTCACAACATCCGCAGGGATATATAGAGGAACCAACCCAGCCTCTAAGATCCGTTGCTCGTTTTCACTACCCCGAACAACACCTAATAAGCCTTCTTCCAACAACATATTAAAAGTGGTGCTGACAAAGGGGCTAAAAAACTCAGCTTCTTGTCTTTTAAAAACAGAATTTAAACCCTCGCCTCTTATACGATCGCGTATCTGCGCTTCACCAAGAGTCATTTTGGATTCGTTATTTAGGTCCATTAGCCTATCAATAAAGAAAGCTTTAGTAATATCGTTCGTTAAAGACTCAGCAATAGGAAAAATATCTTGTAATAGCCCAACATCAAAAAGGGTCCCAACAGGCGCTTTCTCACCCATCCCGGAAACATTAAATACCGTTATACCACGAGGAGAAGTATCTATTGTATCCCCACCAAGAGAACCGTTGTCTAACAAATAAAGAGGTGGATCCAACTTCTTCTCACCTGCCCGCATTAACAATTCCCAAACCACGTTCAATCTCATAATCGCCGGCATAGCGAACATAGCAGGTGATCGTCCTTGCTTCTCACCCAACGCTTTTAAGAACCGAGCGATGATGATAGGCATATTCAAAAACCCACCTTCACGTAAAATCTTCTCTGAATTAAACTCAAAATGGGTGGACGCGAAAGGATACTGCTTATTGCTTTTCGGTATAAGAGGTGCGTTCTTACGAGGTTCAATAACGTGAATAATCCTGAACTTCGTTAAGATATCGTTTCGCTCGTGAGCTTCTTTTATCCTGATAGAAACATTCTCAAGGCCATATTCGTCTACTATCTTCTTTGCAGCCCATTCATAATCCACAAAAATAGTGTCTATGAAACCATCTTTATCTTCATCAATAAGAAAATGTTTGGCGTTCATAGCTGAAATACGTAACGGATCAGTTAGATCACCTGTCTTCTTAATCTTCGCACCGGATATCCCAAAAGCTCCTTGATCAAGCATATACTCTTGCATCATGGTAGCTGTTCCGGTTTCCGGAGTATCAAGAATATCCGTAAAAATATTCGTGATCTCATCGTAATAATCTTTATTCTCTTTATTATCTGGAATGTTACGGGGGCGTGTTAACCGAACAGACCTTGCGCCGTTAGGCCAAAGATTGCCGATCATTGCAGATGCCATTGTCTGATTAGAATTAGGTGCTACATTAGAATATAAGTTCTCGGTTAGAAATTCACCTGGCTGAGCGGAAGATTGAAAATGCTGTTTACGACAAAAAACGTACTCGCCTATCAACTCGTACATGGCTAACCACTTCCCCTTTTCGGTATGCAGCGCGTTATACCTATCCTTCAGGGTCTTGATACGTGATTGTTTTTTGGCTGGCATAGAAATTCCTTATAAGGATGTTAAAAAAGACCGAGCTAAATTAGTGTTAGGACCAAACCCGGAAGTCGGGGTCGATAAAAGCGCTCGACGAGATGCCGCCTTTTTATCTTCATCCGCAGTTTCCGTCAAACTTTTCTGTTCAGCATCTTCGTAAGCCTTTTTAGCCGCGTCCGCTGCAGCGCTTGATTCATAAGACTTACCTTGAAAAACTTTAGTAGCCCCATAAGCAGCACCACCAACTATAGCAGCACCACCAAGAACAGCCCCAGTAGACGCAGCAGCCGCCGCTATACCAGCAGATCCTGTTACTGCCGCGG